AAGCAGAATACGCCATACCATAAAACTCACAGTCACTCCAGAACACAATTGATCTCATCCCATATAATCAAAATACCAAGGTGAATATTAATACACGTTCAATGAAAGAAATGAAGTGATCTACAGGGTATCCGGCGGTGCAGAGTACAAACACAAAGTCTGGAATTGGTCTACGGACCATCTGATGGTTACCCAATATTACCTAGGATTTCCAGTGTCTGTTTCAACTTATCTTGTTGACAGAAGACGTACCTCACCAGATCATGAGCTAGTTCTGCTAACCCCTGTAAAGCAGTGGAACTGGCTTAACAGCCTTTTGCCTTTCATCTTCATGGATGGACATAAATTGTCTAGAATTGAACCAGTTCAGGGAAATTTCCTGGTACTCAATTCCGAAAAGAAAGACACATCTTATGTGTCTGTTGGTAAGGTTAACACTCTTAAGTGTGCCTATTTGCCGACAGCAGACAATGATTCAATTGCTTCAATTGCGAAAACCACCAAATACAAGATCTCAGTCAGTCAAATCGTAAGATTTGTTGATCAAGATATCGGAGCTGCATCCATTCTGTTAGAGTATCACCGTACTTTTACAGAACCAATTAAAGCTCCTGTTGTGTTTCCACTTGAAGAGTCCATCTACCGCTACCAATACACGCAATCCGGTTATGACGTTGATGCCAAACCCGGTCTTACTCCTTTCATGTCTCCACTTTACTTAGGCGCCTTTGCCCCAGACATGACTAAGGAGAATGAGATCGCGGGAATTCGCGGACGCATCACCAAAGTCAAACCGAAGGTCCTCACCATGAGTCCGTTCCTTGCTAGAGTCATTAATGAGTATGTAAATTATTTCATTCCAAAACCTGGCATGTTGGAACCCGTGGATTATGAAGAACTACTTACACGACAACCACGTCCCTCACAACGTCGTATCTTGGCAAATGCTGAGTATGAGGTTGCAAAGCGTGTGTTGTCAACTTTCAATAAGAAAGAAGCGTATGGTGGCGTGAAACCACCGAGAATTATTTCCACTGTGAATGGCGTTGATAAAGCTAACTATTCACAGTTTATGTATGCTGTCGCTGACCATATGAAAAGTATGGGATGGTATGCATTTGGGAAGAGTTCTCAGGATGTGGCACGACGTGTAACGAAGGTGTTGGAGAACGCCTCGTTTGCAGTCAACTCCGACTTTAGCCGTTTTGACGGCCGCGTATCAAATATCCTGCGAGATATCGAGCAGTTGATTTTGGTGCGTGCTTTCCGTTCCAAGTACACGGAACAAATCATCGACCTTCACTCATCACAATTCAATGTCAAAGCTTATGGCAAGCTTGGAACAAAGTATGACCAAGGTTTTGCACGAGCTTCCGGTTCTCCTGAGACCGCAGTGTTCAATTCAGTAGCCAACTCATTCGTAGCCTATTTAGCCTTTCGGATGACTAAGGTTGGTATACAAGGTAAATATTTGCTTCCTGACCAGGCATGGTCGTCACTAGGTATCTATGGTGGCGATGATGGTCTTACAGCTGACATTGACGTACGCGTCTATGCTGCTGCTGCAAGCCTTGTTGGACAAAAGCTCACACTGGAGCCAATACAGCGTGGCAAGATGGGTATTACCTTTCTTGCACGTATTTATGGACCAGATGTCTGGTATGGGGATCCCAACAGTTGTTGTGATATCCCTAGGCAGTTGTCAAAGATACATACAACAGTCAATTTACCACCAGACATCACTCCAGAGATGAAACTTCTTGAGAAAGCACGCGCCTATTTGCTTACAGATAACAATACACCAATCATTGGACCATACTTTCAGAAAGTTATTGAAGTCCATGGTTGTTGTGAGGATTACACAGACAATCCACGTATTCAACCAATGATCAAGTGGGGTTCACTTGAACCATTTCTCAATCAGTATCCTAATTATGATTCTGGTTGGATGTTGGGTTATGTTCAGAGCGCGATGCCAGATTTTGATCTCGCATCTTTTGAAGAACATTTGAAAACGTGTGATACACTCCATAGTCTGATGAACTTTCCCTCATTCACCCCTCCCAAGAAAATCACAGCTGATGAAGCTGTGACCGTGAATGGTTATCCGTATGGCAATGAACGAAAGAGTCGTCCCCGAGATAAAACTAGAGCTCGAAACAAAGGCAATCGTCCTAAGCGTTTCCGCTCCAAACAGAAACCACGACAACGTGGACCGAAACTCGCGGAGAAACCTCCTGTGAAACATGATAAGGATCATGTTAGCAGATTGAAGGTTTTGAAATAATTCCACTAACCTAGGATTAGGACCGGGCTGACTTGGGCAGTCCGGATGATTTAAAACCCAATATTTAGTCCTAATCCCGCTGAAAATCATCGCTTGCTTATGAAACGAGGAAATTTACCCCGTAAGCAAAATCAAAAGTCCAAACGCAAACAACAACAGGTCATCCAACGACCAATGCCAATCTCTTATGTCTCCAAGACAAAGACACAATTCCCACGCTCCCGTGTTCTTACTGGCACGGATGTTTTCGTCTCATCTGTCATAGAATCTTCATCCTATGCGGACAATAGCTACCCTGTTAACATTGGTGATGCAAATCACTTTGCTTCAGGGTCTCTGGAAGCCGCACGTTATGACAATGTTGATTACGAAGTCCTTGAATTCCATTGGAGACCATCGAAAGCAGTTACCACCACCGCAGGCCAAATTGGATTGGCGTTCGATCCGAACCCCAATTCATCTGACCCGGAATCTCTTTCGAAGTTCCAAGCCTATGAGTGTTCAACAGGTATGGCGTCAGTCTATTCAAACACGATTGTTCTTCGTGTTCGACGTCAAATCCTGAGTGGACGCAAATTCATTCGCTGTGGACCTATTGGATCCGACCGCATTCTTTACGATCCAGGTCGGCTGGTCGTTGCGACACAAGATTGTGCCGCAGACTCCGCAAAACTTGGCTTCATTGAGGTCAAGTATCGCGTGAGGTTCTCAAACTTCCATTTGGAACCATCCCTTCCGATTCCTTATTCTTTCACGGTGCTAACTACTGCATCAGAGAGAACTTTCACTACTAATACAAACACGCCGTTGCGTGTCAACAACAACAGTATTGTGAATGGTCTCGGAATTTCTGAGGATGGCGGCAATGGTATTTTCACCTTGCCCTGTGGACAGTACCATATCATCTACAATACGACAATGGCTGACAGTGCTAACGAAGATCTGACTGCAGTTCTTGAAATTTACAAGAATTCTGCAGCTCTCACAGTTCCTTGTAAGACCACTCTCAGTGCAAATTGCATTGCTGGAGGCAGTTATACTTGCTCACTCCAAGGGTATGTTACTTCTGACGGTACCGATACGTTTTCACCAATGTTGAAGCTCATCGGTGCTGCTGGCACACTCACAGTACCTGCTTATGGAGCGATTGTTACAATTCGCGCCCTTGTGTAACTCTTGATTCCCCAAGAAAGTCCTGGTCAAGACTTTAAACTCACCCTGGTCCTCTTGATACCAGGTTCCATAGTTGATATCTGATTCGTCTATGGATCACAAACCCACATAACTATACTTTGTGGTCGC